CGCTTGGGACGTCCAGAACGTTCCAAGTGTTTCCCATCTTGTCTCTCGGGTGGTGCCCAAGAGGAAGGCTCCTTTGGAGCCGTGCCAGGCACATACATCGGTACCTCACTGACTGGATAGTCAGCTGGGATACCATATGTTATGAGCTAGCTTGAGTAAACACTTGAGCAAGGCACCAGTACCGTCCAGGGGATCCCTGGGCGCTTTGGCCTGCACGACATAGCCCCGAACTAGTGGGCTATGCAGGCTTGGGTGCATTCTCTGGTTTTCGTACCCCAGAAATGAAACCCTGCCGAGCACAGAGGAGTTGGGACCGACAATAGGGTAATACTTAAGTATTCCCCTAAGCCGAGTATCCAACCATCTACAGACGTGCCAATAACCAAACATGTAAAGTTGGTTACGAAGCTCAACTGTAGAGTTTACCTCTGTAACGTCTGCGATCGTGGAAGGAAGAAGATGACGGACTCGGACGATTGAAACGTCCTCGCCATCATAATACTCCTTCCCACAAGACTCTCTGAACCTTCCGGTCCAGAAGGACTTGTCCAGGCCAACTTGAGCACCAAAATGCTCAAGCGTCTGCACGATCGACGACACGTGTTCTACGGGGACAATCAAATCATCTCCGTAGACGCGCACCGAGCCCAGAAAGGATTTTACATCCTTCCTGGTCAGGGTCGTGTTGAGCGACTTCTGAATTCCGAGGAAGATCAAAGTCGTAAAGACCAAGGCTTCCATAGGGAAACAGAGCGCTGAACCCATAGACGCGTACTTGGCGAGGCGAATAACGCCATAGCCAGGTACCTCAGCCCGTCGTGAACGAGTGGCATCAATAGCCTTCGCAAGCGAAGGCCAATTCGAAACCATCCGTCTGACGAGCTGATTGGAGACGCGGTCGGAGGCTTCACTCAAATCGAGTGTTGCCGTTCTGCCATTGGCAGAACCCTGACAAGCTAAGAGCTGATTAGGCTCCTGATTGTCAAATCCGATCAGCCCGCGGAGGAGTTCATCCCTCTCGAAGGCCGCGAGGAAACTGCCCTTGACCGCTTGCTGCATATATTGCATGCAAGCAGGTTCAATGGCAATTATCCTAGGCGTTTTCAACGTTTTAGGAACGGAAATAACCCTAACAGGCATTTCCGCACCAGGTTCGAGGATGTCCACCTTTTCCAACTCATCAACAAAATGATGATTTGGTATAAGGTACC